TACAATTTGCAGTTCATAAGGAGTTATTTAATGATTGTAAAAATATGTAAGATTCATGGTGAATTAACAATCGATATGGTTTATCAACAATATTCAATTCATAAAGAAAAAAGATATCCATATTTTCAATGTAAGATTTGTGTTAGTGATAAGAAAAAAAGGTTATATGATGCTAATCCTGATAAATATAGGGCATATGCTTTAGAGCAAAGAAAAAAACATTATGAAAAATGTCTTGAACGTGACAAAAAATATAAAAGACAATTGTTAATTGATGAAAGTAAATATGATGAATTAAATGTAAAACAAAATGGTCTGTGTGCTATTTGCAATAAATGTGAAACTTCGAAAAGCCATAAGAATAGAACTCGAACAGATATTGATTTAAATTTAATAATAAAAAGATTGGCTATCGATCATAATCATAAATCTGGAAAAGTGCGCGGATTGCTTTGCTCTAAATGCAATACCGCGCTTGGGTTATTTCAAGATTCAATTGCAATTATAAAATCAGCAATTATTTATCTTTCTTTTCATGAGGATTATGATGAACATGAAGTTGAGATAAAACAGTAGCAATTTTAGAAGAAAAGTCTTTTTCGGACTTATCTGCATCTAATAAAAGTCTTCCGTGATCTACTTTTATTTTTTGTTGTTCCAATCCCATCTTAGTTTGCATCTCTTGAGCTTTAAGTATCATTTCAGCTTGATCAAGAAGATGCTTTTCCTTTCTAATTTTAAGTTCTTCTGCTCTTTCCATTAATGCTTGTTCTTCGAGATGCATTTTTTGCTCATTCATTATCATCTGTTGTTGTTGAGCTTTCATTTGTTGCTGAGCCATCATCTCTTGAGGGTTTGGGGGTTTAGGAGGAATTGGCTTTCCTTCTTCTTTTGCAATTATTTCTGGAGGAACTAATGTTTTAAATCTTTCTGCTATTTGTGGCATAAATTGGACATCCAAATTCTTAGCCCATAAATCTGCAATTAAAGGAAATATAGTAGGATTTGCTTGCAAAGTCTGCTGCATGAATTCTAAAGCAATATCCTTCTGAACCGCAAAGCTTGGGCCGGTGTCAATCTCAATATCATAATCGCCAGAATCAAGTACGTTCTCTCGGATTGGGTTGCCATCCTCATCATCTCCAACGACTTTGTTTAAAACGATTGAATCGGTGCGACCATCCGCTTTAGAGATGACCATAGGACGCTCAAATTCACCTGCAATCACTGGTAATAGGTCAAGTACAACCCGTCCGCCTTGTTCAAGTGCTTGATTAAGGTTATCGAACCATACGTAAGCAGACATTGAGCCTTCCATTTTCCGCTCTCTGCGCGCTTTTCCTGATATGTCCTTACCTTGCAGTGCTTCGTTCTCTGAAAAGCCTAAAATCTCGCGTATATCTTGTGAACCACGTTGGTATTGAGCCAATAGTGAAGGTGATATTTCCCAAGGTTGCATTTTCTGAGGCATTGCACCCGTCTTTGGGTCTGGTTTAGCAACTAAAATACCGTTTTGTAACTCAGGATTACGCCACATTTGTTCATTGCCTTGGATGTTATCCGGTGTGCCAATCCACTGTTCACGTCTACGGTTCTTCACTTCGGCTGCAATTTCAGAACCTACATAGTTAACAAACTTCTGCGCGTCTTTGGCTTCATGAATAAATGAACGGGTGTATTGTTGGCCGTCAATAAAGTTTGAATCACCATCAACGAAAATAAGGGGTAAATATTTAGATGGCCAATCATTAAACTTGATGATTTGGTTTTGCGTAAGCATGTATTGGCGAATCTTAAAGTCCTTGCTCATACGCTCTGCATGAACTTCTGGAATGCTTTTGCGTATCATGTCGCCTACCACTTGCGAACTATCAGCCAGAGCCTTTTTAAACTCTAACTCTTTGCGCATGTCTTCCCATTCTTCCTCTGTTACTGTACTTCCATCTGTTAAGAGCAGTACTTTAATGGGGAACCATTCTTTACGTGAGTACTTACATACCACGATGGAATCGCGCGTTTCCCATTGGAAATCAAGTAACGAACGCGGATCAGAGTAACTAATAGGGTTAAGCACGTGAGGATATGTCGCATAGAATTCTTCCTTCTTATAAACAAATTGCCTTGAGCAAAAGTTCCCGTCTCCTTTGTGTGGCTTCAATGCTGTAGGGTCAAATGAAGTTCGTGTCACATCCGGGATAATGTCATAGCGAATTACTTGATTAAATGAACGTGGGCTTTCGTACTCAAGCAATATTTCAAAGGCACCGTGACCCATCATTAAGGCTTGCTTAAATGCTGTTTGGTACACTAAATCGTTTTGTGATTGGTAAGATATGGTACGCACCAAATCTGCACGTAAATTGATTTGTTCTTGTGACGCATTGCCAGTTATGGAGCGCACCATCAAATCAGGTTTGTTCTTGCGCTGCTCGCCTAGAATCTTTTTAATCGGGTCATATAGTTTGTTAAATACCATTGGTGGTTTAAACAATCTGCTAAATTCGGAACGTTCGACTGCCGACCATTGGTCACGCAATACGAAGTTCATATCATCTTTTCCGCGTACTTGGTTCTCACCAAAGTAGCCATCCCATTGCACCATGTCTTCACGGGCTTTGGTTAATACTTCTGCTTCGTCTATCCCTGCATCGTACAGGGCAGCTTGTAATTCTTCGTTAATGGAGTCAATTTCTTCGACTTCAAGTTGATCAGCAATGATTTCCATGCTTTACCCCGTCCGTTGGGTTAAACAATTAAATCGTGACTTCAACAAATCTATGTCAAAGTCACGTTTTAAACTCTTATAGTCGCTTCATCCTGAAACGACTTTGCAGTTAAGCTGCTTCTTGCTGCTCTTCTGCTTCTGCTACTGGCGCAATTGGTTCTTCATATTTAACCCAATCATCACCTTCAAAATCTGCGATTGAGAATATGAAATTTCCAGCATTAGGGTTAGGACGAGTAACGATTTTCCATACATAGTCCATATCAGGAAGGACTTTCAAATACCCTTCACTATCAGCCCATGCAGTACGTCTCATGGCATCACCTGCTTTCAATTGCGCTAAAGCTTCTAAAAATAACATCCTTATTTCTCCTTTTTGGTTTATGGTAAAACGGTTAATTGGCAAGAGCCGTTTGTAAATACTGGCTTGTATGTTTGGTGACCATTCGAAGCCACACAAAAAACAAAATCAGTCGCTAACAAAATGTTGTTTGAAGTTTTCAAGTAATTGTCTAAGAACCCAGCAGCAGAAACTTGCGAAAGGGTATTGTTTGGTGCATACAAGCGACCCAAACGTGGAATCACTTCGTTATTTTCACCAGAAAAGTTTAATAGTAACGTCACTACGGCTTGAATTGTCATTTTGGATCTCCTTATCTATCGGCTAGGCGAAGCATCACTTCTTGTAATGCCTTGTTGTTTTTTAACTTCTGAAACGTAACTTCGTATTTACTTTTACATTCCTTACACATTTTGTCATCTTTCTGTCGGTTATAGAACCTACCGCAATAAATGCATTTATGCATTAAAATATCCTCATCACTGGGTTAAACATGTTTTCGTGCTTCGTACCGCCGAACTTGTCTTGCGTTACTTGGTCGCTGGCAATCTCTAAGCAACCGTAACCTAGGGCGTCCATTGGGTGAGATGACATATTTTTAGTAGGCTTGTCCTTGTAACGCTCCTCACCTGATACCGCAATTCGAGCATAAACATACTTCTTCACAAAGCCTTTGAAGAGTGTAGGGCAATTCTTTTTATCGAGTAACAACGCAGGTTTTCCATCAACCATGCGATTCAAGAAGTATCTAACCGCTCCAAGTCTTGGTTCTAAATCATTAGTACGTGCGGCATTAGTGGCAATCTGCAATGAATTAAGTTCACCGATACAAGACATCTCTTCGTGAATCTGATCACGAGCATTACCTGCCGGGTCTGCCACTGATAAACCTATTTGGCAATAGGGGAAATCCTTGCGTAAGTTAGGGATTACCACCATTTCAGCAAAGGTTCTAATTCCCAAACCATCACTCACATACTCTTTGAGAATAAGTAATTGGCCTCTAGCTGATAGTTGCAAGACCACACAAGCAGGCGTTAAACCGAAATCCCAGCCCAATATGAGCTTTTCGCCTTGGATAGCCTCTAAGGTATCCACTGCGTGTACATCGGCGTTAAACTCAGGATAAACGCGCTTATCGAAGCCGACCGCTCCATATTCACCGAGACAAAATACTTTAATGAACTCTTGAGACTGTCCACTGGCTAAGTTTTCGTAGTAATGATGGGGCAAATGCCCGGCATTATCTGCATCAGGGTTTCGTCTCCATTGATTATCTTTGTTCTTAATTAGGCCGGGTGGTTGCTTAAAGAGTATGTGATTGTCGGCGCAATTCTCTTCAAAGTCTTTGAATATCCAATGGTCATCTTCCGGTGGGTTGGTATCGGCTATGATTCCAGACCAATAAGGTTCTTTACAGAATGCTTTTGATGGGTAACGGTTCACCCGTCCTTTCATGTGTGCCAATGCTGCTTTGGGAACCTCTGAAAGCTCATTGATATAACAGCCTGTTAGCTCCAAAGACTTAATCTTTCGCACGTCTTCGGGTCTGTCAAGAGCTATGAATAATAGCTCAAGCTCTACAATTCCCTTGCCATCGTTAAAGGTGTGTTCGTAGGTAAGCATGGGCTTTTGGCGTTTTCGGATGTCTCCGAGTTCATCAAACCATGCGAGCCAAGTTGCTAGGGTTGTGGTTGCAAGCTCGCCAGAAGTGTTTCGCACAATTCCCCACCTGCTTCGTCTTCTACCGTTATTCCATACAGGCACTTCACAGGCTCGCTTAACGATTTCTGCAATTGATAGTGTAGATTTGCCACTTCCATAAGGCCCCATAATGACGCGGACAAATTGATCGCTGTCATGAAAAATAGCACCGGTGGCAGTTGGAACATAAATTTTATCTTGCTCATGCGCATGTATAATCATCCTATCGGGTAGAATAGTTAATTGTTTTTTAGTGCCTTTGTTAATCCCGGCCTCATATTCATTAAATGTTTTTATTAGTTCAGCAGCAGATTTCATTTCTCTAATATCCTCCGTGGTGGAGGCGTTTGATAGTTTGGGTTTTCTCTAATG